TTTGTTTCAGTGTCTAATTTAAGTATTTTTGAATCTAATTCGTTAATATAAGTTAATAAATCCTGGCTTTCTCTTGCTATATCATTTTTATAAACAAAATACTCATTCTGTAATAATAACATATTATTCATCATGGTTTCGTATGCAGCTTTATTTGTCTTGCTTATATCTTCTATATATTTTTCATTCGGCTTCAAATTTGCTTTAGGAAATTGTTTTACTAATTCATTTAATTTCAAATAAAATCCATCATTTAATTCTTTAGCTTTATCTGTTAAAAAAATTGGAGCTATATAATCGTCATCCGACATATTTTTGTATATATTAAATATTTATTTATTATTATAAATATGTATTAATTATCTAACTAACTAAATTTGTTCAAACAAACTCTATAAAATTCAGATTTGATTGATGTCTTACTTGGTCTAATAACTTTACAAAATTCACCCGGACGAATGCCAATAACTTGAGATACTGGACTAAAACGTGACATATCAGGGATTTGGGTATCCTCCAAAATATTAAAACGTTTTTTTACTTCTGTTTTCTCTTCATCGCTTAATACTTTGTGTGGAGGAACCAGTTGATGTTTCATTATATTGTATTGCAAACGCTTAATATTGATAACAATAATGAAAATTCTATCTTGTTCCCAAATATCTACTAATGTTTTTTTAATTGTTTCATTCGGTTCATCTTTCATGATGACAATTAAATCATCTTTCTTTGTCAAAATCTCTTCTAATGTAAATAAATCTTCTATATATTCATATAAATTTACTGGTCGCAAACTTTTGCCTAAATGATACTTTACGTAAGTTTTTTTATTTTTACCAGCATTTGTCATTAACATATCAAGCTGTTTGGTTTCAAATAATGTATTTACATCATTGATTCCAAAATCCTTATATTGACTGACGTCATACTCTTGTGCTTCTAAAACTTCAATCATAGTATTTCGTGATTTATGTGTTTCAATAATTTGACTGCTTTGCGTATTTTGTTGTTGATTCGCCATTTTGCTATTATATTAATATACTAATGTTTTTTTATATAAATCAATTTTATTATTAATTATATAAAATCTAATGTAGAATAGGAGGATATGATATTTATAAATTAAACTTTATTGTTTTTTTATTTCCCTTTTTTTCTCCCTCCTTTTTATCACCTTCATCACCTTCATCGCCTTCATCGCCTTCATCGCCTTCATCATTTTTTTTATCCTCCTCAGGAATTAATATAGAATCTTCTTCTTCTTCTATTATTTTATCGAGTTCTAGTCCTTGTACTTGTGCCTGCTGCGCTTGGCCTTGTGCCTGCTGCGCTTGTGCCTGCTGCGCTTGTGCCTGCTGCGCTTGTGCCTGCTGCGCCTGTGCCTGTGCCTGCTGCGCTTGCGCCTCTTCAACATTAATATTCGTATTATTTAAATTATCGTCTTTCGATATAACTGATACAGGATTTTCATTTAACCATGTTTTCTGTGCTTGCGTTTCATATTTAATAACCATTTGTTTAATTTCAGAATAATTATCCATAAGTCGATATGTTTCATAAAGTTCATTTAAAAATTCTACTTGTTGTTCCCCGTGAACCTCTTGGGCTGCTGCTAATATATCCGCATCTACCTTGGCTAATATATCAGGATTTATTAACGACCCCCATGATGTAGGCAACTTATCAAGTGTTTTATAAGCGTCACATCGATCTAATAATGCCGTTGAAAATTCAGTACTTATACCTTTAAAACCTTTACCTACCAAATAAATCTCAGAATTTGTAGGTCGACTTGTTTTAGGTTTTGTTATATAAGTCTCTTCAAACAATGATGCTACAATTGCGATTAATGACCGACTAAATGGCGTAACAAATGTAAATTGTTTTGTTATCAAACTACCACCAACCGCAAGAGACAGAAGACCTGTTACGATTTGTCCAAAATTAATAAAAGCCGTTAATTCTTCCTGACGATTCAATTCACTAGGAGAAATTTCAATACCAACATCACTTGTATATAAATCTGCTCCATCATTGTTACCAAATCGCTGATGTGCCGCATTACCAAGCACATTTATAACAGCTGGCTCTGTTACATCACCAGAAATAGGCTCTTCGCCATCAGGCAACCCATTTGGTGCAGGACCCATTAACCAGTGATAACGATTTCGTTCATATATTTTATAACGGTCTTCTAATATAGTCGCATTCCCTTGTTTCAAAGCAGCATCAGGTAAATAAGAACTAGCAATCCAATCAAACTCACTCGATACGCATTTGGTTTTCATATAGTGATTAATTGCTATAATAAATGCTCCAGGCAATTCAGCATTACAAAATACATTCACCGTCGGTAAACAATTTCCATTCATTGTAAGTAAATCCAATTGATTTATCATTTCATACATCTTTAGTGCCGCATTAGTCGCGTGTTCCATATTATAATTTTTCTGAACCAAACTTCTTAATTTTGCGTACATATCCAATAAATTCGTTATATTGTAAAATAAACTATCTGGAATATCATCTAATTTTGATTTTGCTGCGTTGATTTCGTCATTCAATTTGAACCATTGATTTTCCTGCGTTGGTTCCAATGTAATAAATTCTTTATTGCTTTCACTCGGCATTGCTTCCAAATCACTTACTAAGAGTGTATCGATTTTACTAATACGCCATTTTTTGAACTCTGGAGGAGGTAATTTTTTAAATCCTAATATTGCCAGATTTTTCTTATCTTGACGAGCAACTGATATATCACCCTTCGGCATTATAGTATTCATATCTATATCCTTGGCTTGTCCGGTAAGTTTCTGTATATTATCAGAAAAACCCATATTAGTTATTTGTTCAATATTATCTTCAGTAATTATTCTCATTTGAACATTCATTGCAACCAGCTCTTGCATTAACAATTTAAACGCATAGGGCACTCGAACAATACTAAATGAACGACCATGCTTGGTTATAGTTTGTATCTTTAAATTATCGCTTAGTGACCCCGTAAACTTAATAGGACCATCAACAAATGGACTTAAAAACAAATTTTGACTTTCGTTGTATATCGCAATAGTTCCGGTTTTATTGCAAACAGCCATGTAATGGTCATCTCCTCTAACTAACATGGATTCTTGTAAGAAACCTGATATACCATGCGCAATTAAACCATCGCGTTCCATTTCACCAATACGCAAACCTCCATCATTCGCGCGTCCTTGAACGGGTTGGCGCGTTAAAGCGGTTCTAGGACCCCGTTCACGATAATTTATTTTATCCTTTACCATATGTTTCAAACGCATGTAATATGTAGGTCCCATGAAAATTTCAGTTTCAATCTGCTCTCCAGTTTGCCCATTGTATAATATATCATTTCCACTCGAATGATATCCATTTTCTGTTAATAAATTTCCAAATACTTTAGGCATATCACTCTTATTTACAAAAGCAGTACAATCACCAAATGCGCCTTGTAACAAACATGCTTTTCCCATCAATGACTCAACTAATTGCCCGATGGTCATACGCGAAGGAATAGCGTGTGGATTTATAATAATATCAGGCTTTATACCATCTGCAGTAAACGGCATATCTATTTCAGGAATAACAAGACCTACTGTTCCTTTTTGACCACATCTACTACAAAACTTATCACCTATTGCCGGAATACGTTCACTGCGCACTCGAACTTTGGCTATTCGAAATCCTTGCTCGCCTTCCGTCATAAAGGATTTATCTACATATCCAGTTTGACCCTTCTTCGGTAAAGAGGAAGCATCTAAAAATGTATCAGAATTTTCTAAGTTTGAAGTGACTTTCCCTATTAAAATTGTCTTCTCATTTACTAATGTATTTTCTTTTATCAAACCATGTTCATCTAACTGCGAATAATCACAACCAGGTTTTAAGCAAACCATATTTTTATTTTCAATATTTGCAAAATGAGAATCAATGCTTGATTTTCCCACCTTTGAACTTTCTTCTTGATTTTCATATACACTATAATATGTCGTTCTAAAGAGCCCTCTATTCAATGAACCTTCATTAAACAATATAGAATCTTCGACATTATATCCATTAAACGACATAATTGCCACTATTGTATTTTCGCCACAGGGATGCTCTTCGTTATTAATGTATTTTAAATAACGACTTTTCACTAACGGAACTTGCCCATTATTCAATACAAGACCGGTCTTGTCTACACGCACTGGATAATTAGAATGATAAAGTGAAACAGCTTGTTTTGATTGACCGCACGAAAACAAATCCCGCGGCAATTGATTGTTTTCAGGGAAAATAACTTGGTTCCCCATGATACCTAACATTAATGAAGGGTGAATTTCTACGTGAGTGTATGGCTTCTTGGCTTCCTTTGCCACATCATAATCCATTGCTATTAATGCGCCTTCAGTTTCGGATGTATCAACATAATCTAATATCGCTTGCGACGCCAATAAATCTCTTTTATCTGTTACATTATACAAATCACTGATGTTTTCATACATATGACTTGACTTGATTTTAAAATTAGGGTCTTTCTTTTGCGCAAATCCGGTTATAAGTTGTTCCCAAGTAAAATTATTTTTGCCGATTTTTTCCAATATAGATTCATTCATATAACTCGGTTTATGGTTATTTATATAAAATATCGGACGACATATACGACCTGCGTCTGTATAAATATATAAAACATTGCTTTTAATGTCCCAGTAAACACTTGTAAATGTTGGTATAATAGCAACTCTTCGCATTAATTTTATATCTTTTTCTACCTTATGTGGTTCACTCATGACACCCGCCCATTTCCCATTTACAATCACTTTACATAACCGAGAAATAATCATTGGCGTGCACTCATTTAACAATAGCATATCTCCGTGCTTCCGTAACCAGCGTATCATTCCTACGCCACTATAACCTTTCGTCACTGAAGCCATTATCGTAAGATTTTTATGTAAACCTACATTACCTCCGTCAGGTGTATCAATCGGGTCAATAATACCCCACTGGGTTGTATGAGCTAAGCGAGGACCAACAACTTTTGCACTAGCATCTAACGGCAAATTCATTTTTCGCAATTGAGAAATAAAAGAATTAAAACTCAGCCGATTCACATCTTGGACTACACCAACACGTTTGGTATGCGACGTCGCACCCCAATTGCCTTTGAATGCCTTTCTGAAACCATCAGCTACAATGCGCTCCCCAAAAAACTCCTTGTAATTCAATTCAATGAGAGATGGGAAATCACTTTTATATTTATTAATTTTCTGTTTCTCTCTTTCCTTGTCCTTATCATTCTCACCCCAATAATATTCTTGGTCAAACTTTTGAAAAATATTCTTCATCTGAATAGAATAATATTCTTTAAACAAATCATATATAAGTGAACCTGTTAATTCTATACGTTTAAATCGGAAATTATCACGATCAGTTGCCTTTGATTCTTTCGTATACACCTGAAGTAGTTGTTTTACCATATATCCAATAAAATATGCTTTCTCATTGAAATTCATTTCCCCAATATGCGGCAATAAATAATTTGCTAATATTTCTAATGCGTGAGGGATTGTTTTCCCCTTTGTTAATGTAGCAATGTATTTTAATGCGGTTTCTTGGTTAAATATTTGACCAGCATCATGAACAGATGGTATAAATAAATCAACATAATGCTCATTTTTCTCTCTATCCAATAAACAATAATCAATTATATCACGGTCTGATTCTATACCGAGTGCTCTCATCAATATAAATAAAGGCACTGGCTTACGAACATTCGGCACTACTACGACAATTTGATTATTTGTTAAGGTCGTACTTGGCGTGACAACCTTTATTGACAATGTTCTTATAGGTTTTGAAGAATCTTCTGATACTGACCTTATTTCAGCTGAATGACTATAATTTTCATCCCCCTTATCTCTAACATAAAGCATATTATCTGCGAATTTTTCTTGACAAACTATACATTTCTCCTTTCCATCTATTATAAAATACCCCCCTTTATCATTACGGCATTCACCCATTCGGAATCGGACTTGTTTATCTAATCCATTCAATATACAAAAATCGGATTGTAACATTATCGGAAAACGTCCTAAAAATATTTTTTCAAGAAGCATTGTACTTTCCACAATTTCTTGTGTATCAGGATTTTGTATCAAAAACTCGACTTCTACGTCATAATGAATTGTCATTCCGTATGTCATATTTCGTAAACGTGCTTCATTTGGATACATGAAATGTTCGCGGTCTTCATCGTAAATTACTGGTTTTCCATAATATAATCTATCGCCGTTTTTTCCACCCAAATACATATTACATCTAAGAGCAAACTCTTTTGTAGTAGGATCTTGTACTTTCATTAAGCGGATTGGATTTTTTTCCTTAAAAATACGTTTTATTCCGTCATTGAAGAAAGAATTATATGAATCCAAATGATGAGCTACCAAATTATTTGGATTATCATTAAAATATTTATCTATAATTAACCATGGAAAACGCTCTTCCATTTATATTATAACATTAGTATAATTTTTTTATACTAATATTTTAAAACAATAAAATACTTATATGTAATATATATTCTTCATAATATACATTATTTTACATAACACCTTGCGTTAGCATCATTGCGCCCATTAACACAAAAAACAATAAAAATGGTAATATAACTAAAAACCAAGAAAAATTCTTATATCCTGCTTTACATATCGTATCTAATACAAATGTCCAAAATGCAACATATAAAAATTCAATGAAAAAAACCAATGATGTATTGTGTACTGGGCACGTAAAAGAACCCATACAATATTTATCGGTATTTCCGCTATTTTGAAACATCAAAACAATTATAGAAATAACAGAAATCACTAAATAAACATATGCTGGCGTACATAACTTTTTTATTAATTTTAATGTCATTTTATACTATATTTAGAAAATAATTATTATTTTAAATAGCTGTAACTTCAGCATTCGCTGCATTATATATTTCGCTCATATTTACAGGTGAAATACTTACATTTCTATCGATATCTATCACGTGCGGTTGTTGAGTAGGAAAAACATGCGACGAATGACTTGGTATCTCTCCATTAAATTTGTCAGCCAAATGTCCAACCGCTGCTGGTACTGATCGTCCGATATTTACTAATTCATTAGGTAAAATACCCGATATAAAACTACTCATGCCACCTCCACGCTGTTTGCCTCTGCCCCTGCCCTTGCCCCTGCCCTTGCCCCCAAATTGTGAATTAGAGGGAATTGGTGGGTCAATGACATTCGCATTTAGTGGTAAATGATTTCCTGTAGGTAATCCAGCTGCGCCTACATTATAAGGTGCTCCCATATTTGCTAATCCATTTGCATTATTATTTATAGGTTGGGTATATCCCTTAGGGAAAGCCGCCGCTCCATTATGCGAATCTCCTCCGCGCATCATAAAAATACGATTGAAACGCGTCGTTAATGGCGAATTTGTTTTCTTATTTCGCGTTCGTCTTCCATTTTTTTTAAACCGAATGCGTCTGGTATTTGTTTTGGTTCGCGTTCGTCTAGTATTTTTTCTTTTTCGATTACGTATTGATTTATTTCTCTTATTATGTTTCGTGCCTTTATGTTTCGTGCCTTTACGTTTTGTTCCCTTATGCATATATATATATTAAATGTAAAAAAAATATAGAGAATAGAATATTAATCTAATCTATTGTATTGTATTGTATTTTTTAATATATATATACTTATTCAAAATATATACTTATTCAATCTCAACGTGTGTCAATATATGGCGTCGACAACACATCTTCTTAATCATTAAATTGTCTAAAACTTCACCTTCAGATGTTTTCTCTGTTTGAACCTTCGTCAAATAGACTACATCTTTTACTCCTGCTGCCAACTTCTTCTTCCGCACTTCACGTTCATAGGCTCGATAATAACTACTGATTTCTTTACCGCACGTAAAACATTTCACTGGAATAAGCATCTTGGTATTAATATATAATGTGTATATTACTTTATATATAAATCAATTTTATTCTATATATTCTATATATATATATATATAATGAAAAAGAATAAGACGACAAAAAATATTATTGTTATTGCTCTTATACTAATAATTATTATATTTTTATATTTAGCCCTTTCATTATTAGTATCATCTCAAAAGGCGAATGCGAATGCGATGCCTAAGGCGAATGCGATGCCGATTTCTAACGAATCACACGTTAATCCGTGTAAAGATAAATTAACCGACGAGGAATTCTTAAAACATATGATACCACATCATGAAGTTGCGGTTTATATGAGTCAACAACTTTTAAATAAAACACAAAATCCTATTATTTTAAAAATTTTGAGAAATATCATTAGAATTCAATTATATGAAATCGCCATGATGAAAGATTCTATGGCTGTTAACAAGAATAAATATATTCATGATGATATGAGTAACCTAAAGCTTGAAATGAATTCAACTTATTATAATACGCTAGGAGATTTTGTAAAACCAAACAAACCTGAAATAACCGATACATTTTGTGATCCGTCCTTTTTCAGCGTGACGCATGAATTACATGAAATGACTGATGAAGCATACATGAAACATATGATTCCACACCATCAAGTTGCTGTTGATATGAGTAAAAGAATTTTGAAAACAAGTAAAAACGATTTTATTATTTATATGGCTTATCGAATCATAAGATCACAACAACCAGAAATTGCTGAATTAACTAATTTATTGAACTCGCCCTATATGTATAAAAGCAGTCTTTTACCCAAATAATTTATATTATTTTCAACTATTAATTTTTACTTTCTAATATCATTAATATAAGCCAAGCTAGCACGGAGTTAATGTGTTCTATTTCTTTGTTATATTTTAACATTTTTTTTATTTCATTCGTATCCGAATATAAATCCAGTATTCTTTTCTGACAATCCGGCATTAAATCGCCCCATTTTGTAGTGTATTTTAGGTTAAGACATGGATCGTTCATTTTTGATTCTACATTTGGCCAATTATTTGGATTTATTCCATTACAAAAAGGACGAATACTTGAAAGAGGATTTTCAGGTTTATCTTCCGCACTTTGTATCTCTTCTCTATATTTGGCTAATGTGTAATCATCTTTCATTTTACTTATATTTTCTTTATCATCATGCAAAGCATATTTTATAACATCACTATTCGGGCATTGGGTAATATCGCGCCATACTTTACGCGAGCATATATACGGCACCTCACCTTTATTAAATTGGGCAGTTTCAGCCACCCCTTCACACGGATTCGGCCACGCCAATTCATCTTGACCATAACATTTCTTGTAAGATTCTAAATCTTTCCCATTCTTTATTTCCGCAAATTTATTAATCATCGCCGATTTTGGTTCTAATTTATTATCCGATACATAAACATCATTTATCATTGAATTATTACTGCATCCAGCATCATTAAACAACTTAGTTAAACAACGCGCGGATAAATTAAAGGTTGAGGGTTCCGTATTTTCGCAAGCCGGCGGCCAAGGATTTGACCCTCCTTCCGGACCATAACATTTATCAAAATTCTGTTCTAAAGTCGCTTCTTTAAACATATTTTTAATTGAAAGTTTACTATAATCTTTCAATTCTTCTTGTTTAGCATCTGTTATATATTCACGTGGACAACCCGTTTGTTTCCATAATCGTTCTAAACATTCTTTGGATACATTCGCCTCACTATCTTTATAAATACTACACGGATTTGCAGATTTCCCTTTTCCTCCGCAACTGCCATAACATTCATTCTTATGTGAATAATAGGAATAATCAATATCGTTGTTATTTTGGTCTACTAAATACAGAGGTCCATTCGCATTTCCAGCAACACATCGTTTCCCATTTAATAAAACACAACAATCAGTAGCAGTACAATTATCGTGCGTTAAACGTCCGCATTTACGATTTAAATCATTTGGGTTGTTTGTTCCCCCAGACGTTTTGCAAAAACCATCACTGAACCGGCCTCCTTCAAAAAAGGTTTTATCGTTATATTTAATTGTTGTTGTATCTATAACTGAACCGGATGAATCCATCTCGCTTTCAAATAAACCATTTTGCTCGGCTATAACATCTTTTTCATTCGTTATTAAATCGCTTAATTGGGCAAAAGCACTTTCTAGTTGCTTATTTACATTTGATGTATCTACTCCTGCTGCTTTCATTTGTGCTGTTGCGCCAGCTAATATATTCTCACCCAAATTTTGTCCTTCTGCTGCACTTAGACCTTCTATATCCTTTTTATTTAAATAACGTTTATTCAACCACATTATCCCTAAAATTAATATGACTCCTATAACTATTGTAATCAATAATGGAAATATTATATTTTTTTTAGATTTCATTTTTTAGTATACTATTATACTATAGAAAGAATTTTATATAGAGTTTTATTTTCACTTTATATAAAATTATTTTTTTATTATGCTGGATTATGATTTACACCCATACGACATACATTGGTATCATAACGTATATTTTCCTTAGTATATTTTCTATACATTATTTCTTCTGATTCAGTTATAGTAGTTCTCGGACAACTTGATTCTGTCAGCATTTCTTCAATACAATCCTTCGTTACATTCATATGATAATCCTTGAATCTATCGCATTTTTTGGTAGGACCATAACATAATATACGGCTCTCATCTTTATCCGAATGTTTTTGCATATACGTCACTGCCTCTTCTAAATAATTTGTAATATAACGTCTCGACGAACGACTAAAATCTCTTACCATATCATCATTAATAAGTTCTTCGGGGTTTTTATTCGGACATCCCATATTATTAAACATTTGTAGCATACATTCCTTTGATACACCAGTGCTATTGTTCGCGTATTTCATGCATTTGCTTAATGAATTATTATCTCTATCGCATTTTCCGTAGCATTTTCCTTTGTAATGATAATATTCATAATCAATTGATTTCCCTTGGTCGGTTAAATATGTCGGCCCGTGTATATTACCCGCAGCACATTTACTATCATTCAATAACACACAACACCTCGGTATTTTACAATTCTCATTTGATAAGCGGTTGCATTTCTCATTGATTTTTCCATAATCTCCTTGATATTTCGTGCATATGTCTTCTTTGTATTCACTTGTTAAAAACCCTTTTGTACTACATGAATCATTTATGATTTTTGACGTATCAGGTCTATATTTCACTTCCATAATATGCGTTGGTTTATCGCCGGCACCATATACATCGCGCCATTCCGGTATTTTCTTTTTCTTTTCATCAATAACAACAGATTCAATCGCACCAAATACATCATCACCAACATCACCAACTTCATCAATTGCGTCTTCTAATGCGTCCGCTACTTCAACCGCATCTTCTTCCAACCGCAATGTTTTTTCATATATTTCTATATTCATTTCATCTACAAATGTTTTATCTTTCTTCATTTTTAATTGTGCCAACTCCATTGATTTTTTAATTAACTCGTCTTTGTCTTCCTTGTTATTATACCCTTCTTTAATATTATATCCTTTATTATTATTCGTCATACACCACCAAATGCCTAAAATTAGTATTAATAATGTAATTCCTATTATAAAATACATTTTTTTAGTTTTTTGTGATATCATAATTTAAGTTATATTATGAAGAGAATTAATTATTGGATATTATTGGATATTATTGGATATTATAAGGTTGATAAAATATAGCCTTCGGTTGTTTTGACAACTTTATGCTGTTTATTTGCTTTATGAATTTTCTTATGACAAGCCTCGCATATATTCAATAAATTCGCGACATGATTCTTATGGAAATTTAAACTATTGCTTTCATTCACAATATACTCATTATTTGTATTCGCGTTCTTTTGATGCTGAAGATGATGAACTTCGCTCGCTTTATGGTTCTTACATAATTCACAATTGCCTACTAATTTTTTTGCATTAAAATGCGTGGGCGAAAGCGACAAGATATTTTGTTTTTCCGGGTTGTATTTCATACGGATGTCGTGGGCTCGTTTTAAAAAAGCATCAGGCAAATTTAATGATTTACATACTTCTAATCCATACATGCTTTCGCCCGGTCCTTCGCGTAATTTACGATCATATACTAACGCATTTGTTTCTTTATTGTAATGCACCGCCATATGCATCATCTTCATCTTGGTTAATGCATTAATCTCATCGTATTTATTAATTTCATGAAAATGAGTTGCGAATAGAAACGTGCTTTCCTTTTCATGTAGTATTTCTAAGCCTGCTGTAAAAATACTAAGGGCCGAATCGCTTTCCGTCCCTGAACAAAGCTCATCACCTAAAATCAAACTATTATTGTTCGCCATGGTAAGAATCGTGCGTAATTCGGTCATTTCAACCGCAAATGTCGAAAGACCTTTAAAGAGATTATCATTGCCCAAGATGCGCGTGAAAATATTACGATAAGGTTTATAAACTAGGCTGTCGCAAGGAACATATAATCCGGCTTGAGCCATAATAATTGCGATACCAATAGATTTTATGAAACTGGTTTTTCCTACAGCATTCGTCCCATAAAGCAGAATGCCATTTGTTTGGCATTGGTCTACTGCATTTTCGCCTAGCTTCAAATCATTTGTCACATAAATTTCACTGGTCTGTAAATGTTCAATCAACGGATGTCTTAGGCCTTTCACGGAAAAAAACGACTTATCGGTTTCGCCTTCACCTTCGCAAGCAATATCCGGTTTACGATAATTATATTTATGGGCTATATAACATTTACATTGTAGCATATCCATCTCGGTCGTATATTTAATAATATCTTGTACTTCCTTCTCAAATTTTGAGAAGTCATTAATGTATTTTAAAAAAACCATTTGCGTTTCTCGTATCAATTTATCTTTCACGTCGTCATTATCACTTGATATCGAGCGTATTTGTTTACTTGTAATCATCATTTCGGATTTACTATTACCATGTTTCACATATTCCAATGAATCAATGTCTAATTCAAATGTTTCATTTTTTTTGCTATAAATAGACATATAATTGATTGTTGTGGTTTTTTTAGTTGTGGTTTTATTTGCAGATAGTGCCGCTTTCAATAATGTAATGCGGCGGCTTGTTCCAATAATCACTGCATTGCTTTTGGCAGTTTCGTGGATTTTCACATATTGGGTTTTTTTTGCTGCCGCAGATGCTGATGCAGATGCTGATGCTGATGCTGGTGTTTTTTCTAATGTTTTAATTTGTGTTGATAAATAATTGCTAATGGCTTCTAGCTTATCACGTCCATCCATACTTAATTTACACAAATCATCAATATTTGAATAGACATTTTTATTGAAGATAAGAGAGATTTCATTCAAGTCAGAGAGATTTCGACAATTTTCTAAATCAAATACACGTTGTAAATCATCTATGATTTCTCTACATTTATTATTAATTTCTATTTTCGGTAAATAAGACATTAGTTTAACATCTTCTTTCGTATTATTGTATAATGTTTCAATGTGGCTTAAATCTTCGAACAAACTCGTTAGATTTTTTGGCATTACTTTTCGTGTCACCATTTTACGCGCCAGTTTTTCCAAATCTGATATATTATTCAATTGAGAGCGGATCATTTGCCAATATACTTCGCCCTTTGCCACCAATAAATGTTCCGTAATATCATACGCCGATTGCAATACGGATTGATTTGTTACTGGATAATGTAAATTGTAAAGAAATTGCCGCTTCCCCATTGTTGTTACACAATTATTCAGAAAACTACTAACTGAACGCAGCCGCCCAGTATGACGCGAATCATCTACAATGTTCAATTGATGTAATGTATGATTAGACAATATAAGCCGATCGCTATAATTTTCAAATACAGGGTCTGCTAATTTTTGCACCAAATTAGGACTATGCTGATAAACAAAATCTAGGATGAAACAAAATGACTGCACCGCAATGTAATGTGTAGGGAACATCTCATGGAATGACGAGAGATGAGGGAAAAACTTTTTAAGAACTTCGACTTGATATAGTTGCTTTTCGGCCTTTTTCGCGAATATTTCCATGGTATTTTCTGCTGCTGAGCTTGCGCTAGTGTTCACCTTATGAATTTTCGTATTATCTAATCCTACAAAACCTATAATATCATCTATTAAACTTTCCGGTAAATTCGCTACAAATAAACATTCACTCGGTCGATAAGCCGAAATATAGCGTTCCAGTTCATCATATGTCGCCGGACTATGACTATAATTCGCCACAAACTGAAATAGGGATGTTTTTCCTGTATAAATATCTACATTTCCAATGCCAATGGTTACTTGCGGCGGCATCATTTTTGTTGCTTTCGATTTATGAAGCCAAATACACATTACATTGTTTGACAAATTCTCTGATTCGCTCGGAAAAAATGTGCCAGGAGAGATTATCTCCGATAAACTTCGTGTCGCGTTTTTCCCATTAATGTTCTGGGTATAAATAACAATCGTGTAATTATGGTCTTGTAATTTTTGAATATATTTATCAACATACGCGGTTCCTACACCCGCCATAACAACTTGACGTTCGTTAATTATTGAATTCTTTTTTGCAATAGCCATCTCATTTATTTTCGTAAATTCTTCAATATTACTGCCCATATAACTTCCATCTGGGTTTATAAGCGCATACACTTCAAAAAAACTACCGACTTCCATCAGAACAAGCGTTTTTTCACCATATTCTCTCTTGTATTTTTTGGTTAATTCCAAGTAGTCTTTTACGATTGACATTTTATTTTTGTCTCTGTAATACATCATAAAATATCTTTATATTATTATGTATTATGTATTATGTATTATATATAGTTTATCACTTCTTCTTATACGACCGAATCTTATCCACCCAATACTTCAATTCCAAGCGTTTCATATTAAATAATCCGTCATCGCGTTTCTTTTTAAATTCTTCTAGCGTTTTTATCAATAATTCTTGTGTTACATCTCTCCATTCATCTACCACCAACACCGGCAATTCATTGTATATATCATCACAAGGCACATTAAATCGCCTTACGATTGGAATACAACCAAGCAATAATGCTTCCCACGTTCGATGACAATCCATGCCGCCCCCAGCCGGACAAAGCACAAAGGCGAACAAAGATTGTCGTTCCCACGTCATATTCCGATTTACCGGTTTAGTCTCATAATACACTACTTCTTTTGAAACTTCCGATATACAATCAATGCGCTCTTGGGTATAATATTTCTTATTCATCCGAAAATGAAAATTTCCGTAACATTTCATTATTCGATTCTCAAAGTGTTTGCTTTTTTGTAATGTAGTGTTTAATATATTTTCCTGTTCTACACTAGACATATAGCGTTTAAATGTATGATAATCCATTCCTATCGGTATTGCTGATACTTTCGGATGCTTTAACGTACAATTTTGCGTAAACCAATGCACGCATTTATCGCTATTTATGAAATCCAATATTTCTTCTTTTGCAATGTCATCCCCTTTTCCTACCGGTTTTTCAAATATAGGCGCATCCATATCACTATCATTTGATACTACGATGATTTTTTTATTCAACGAAGGAACAAAGTTTTTAACAAAATTTGTGATAGTCAACCAACTACATACGTGAACCACATCGTAATCTTCTATATTTTTTAATATATCCGGGTCAATATCACGGCACGAGGATTGCGGATGATGATTTCGTCGATCACACGATTTTAATAATCCACGCGAACTTATCCATTTACATTGCGTTTCTTCCATGGTTGATTTTAATTATAATATTATAATGATTTTATATTGATATTTAGACTATGCTATTATTTTATATTTTATAATTTATATTTTATATTTTATATAATTCTTTTTAAAATTGAATTAAATATAATCATGATAGTATATATTACATTACAGCCATGCATTTCTGTTCCGAATGCCACAATATGTATTATTTGAAAATTAAAGAAGATGAAGAAGAAGACGAAGGCATGGATTCTAATATTCTTATTTATTATTGCCGTAATTGCGGACATGAAGATACAACACTTAGTGCCGAAAGTATTTGTGTTTCGGATACCCAATTTCGTCGCAGTGAACAAAATTTTACCCATATTGTGAATGAATTTACCAAACATGACCCGACATTGCCTCGCATTAATACAATTAAATGCCCTAATCATGAATGTATAAGCAACACCGCTTCTATGGCTGGGGGTGGTGCTAGTAGCACTAGTAGTAAAAAGGAGGGAAAAACTGCTTTAGACGCGTCGGATAAAGACGACAACAATAACAGCAACGGCCGAGAAGTCATTTATATCCGTTATGATGATGTTAATATGAAATATGTTTATTTATGTGTTCATTGTAATACTACTTGGAAAACTGACAATCGATAATTCGTATATGGAATAATTCGTATATGGAATAATTCGTATATATATACAATAAAATTGAAATATACTTAAATTTTTTATTGTATATACATATATACAGCAATGGCCGAATTAAAGAATACAAAGGCGAAGACAATGAATAAAAATACTAATAAAGATGATGATGATATTGGAGTTGTAGAAGTTATTGACGTTGATGCCGATGCCGATGCCGATGCCGATGCCGACGTGGAAGAAGAAGACGTGGATGCCGACGTTGAAGAAGATGCCGATGCCGACGTTGAAGAAGATGCCGACGTCGACGTTGATGATGATGATGTCGGTACTGATATTTCTGAAGATGAAGACGATGTTGAAGGTGAAGGTGAAGACGACGTCGAGGGTGAAGGTGAAGGTGAAGATGAAGGTGAAGGTGAAGGTGAAGATGGAGATGAAAATGTTAAAATAAGCAAAAAAAAACCTGTAAATAAATCAAAGCGTTCTAATGCCGTTGTTACTGGAATTGAAATGTTACAAACTACAAATTCTACATTCAACTCGGTAAATAATGATATTGCTGACGATGATGACGATGATGATGATGATGATGACGATGACGACAACGAACAATATTTACAAAAATTTAATAACGACCTTCGGGATAATTTTATCATGAATCATCACCCTGAAGCCAAAACACATAACTACGAAGAAGTAAAAGCTCTATCGCGCGTTACCCGTGATACTCGAGGCATTATTGTCGACGATCTTCATAAGTCTATTCCTATTATGTCCAAATATGAAATGACACGTATTATCGGACAACGAGCAAAACAATTAGATTCTGGAGCTAAGGCTTTTGTTAAAGTTCCTTTGAATGTTATTGAGGGTTACAACATTGCAATGCTTGAACTTGAACAAAAAAAGATTCCATTTATTATTAAACGCCCTTTACCTAACGGCGGGGTTGAATATTGGAATGTGAATGATTTGGAAATCCTTTAAAATATGCTTTTTAAAATATGCTTTTAAAATATATTCTTCTCTACCTTCTTATATAAAATTTTTTATATTATTATACCATTTAAATGGATCTTCATCTTGGGTTATAAATTTTAATATTTCTTCGCCAGTTATATCCATTTTTCTCAATAATGCCAATATATTTAATTCTGTTGCGGTATAATTAAATATCATATCATATATCATTTCATGATTTTGTTCTTTTATCAATTCTGATAAAATGGTTTGATAGACTAATGGTAATTGTTTTATTTCAAATATTGGATATTCTACTTCTTCCGCCGGTGCCTGTGCCTTTGCCTCCTGCTGTAATTTTCGAACTTGTCGCAATATTCCCATATTTGTATTTCTGAATTTCGTTATAATATTTTGAATTATCTGATTTTTTTGTCTATCTATCATTGAATGCGTCTCCACTGGATATTTTGCTACTTCACTTTCTATTTCCATATCATCTAATCTATTATTTACAATCATATGATAATAATTAAACATTTTTACTATTGGACGTTTATTTTTGGATGTTTCTATACGAACCGGAAAATAAGCATTTGGTTGCGTCAGGTCAAATAAACATCCATGATCTTCTCGCGCATTCATTCCATACACTATTTGGTCTGTTTTTTGTTGTATGCTATAATCACAATCAAAATAATCAGCCAATGGCGCAATTGATTTACCTGTAAACATATCACACAATAAACTTCCGTTGTTTTCTATTAGAAAATGATTCAATTCAGTTAATTCTTCTGTTATATTTATATCATTCTCGCAATTATTTTTACAATATGTATTATCTGTGTCTGTATATACATTTTTCCTATAAACAAATGCTTGTAATGTATTATCGCCGTTTTTATAATGATATGGGTTCTCTCCTTCTCTATTATTGCTTTGCGGATGCAAATTATAGTCGATGGCTACTCTCGGTGGGTTCTCTTGGAAAGAATCCATCAACACTAAAAATACATGTAGATTCGGGATTTTATTATGTAAATCTTGGACAAACGATGGATATTGATGATAATTCTCTTGTTTTAATATAATATCATCATTTATTTGATTAGAGGCTGTTCCTATCCCTAGATACACAAACACCGGCTCATCTTTTGGCACTATTTTTATTTCATTCTTTAAATCATTAAAATTCATTTCATTGTATTATAATGATTTTTATGTTTATATGTATTTTCAATAGTTATATACCCATATAAAAATAATTTATGAGGTACTACTCTCTGGATGTTTATAAAAAATAACGAACTAATCTCTCGGGAAAATTTTTTATAAGAAAAAATCTCCAACTCTCCTTATCACCAGGACCACGTTCGCTCATTTGTCTCATTATTATTCCATATGGCGTATTTGCTTTGTATTCTTTTTTATGTATTTTGCTTTCATTAATTATATTAGCAATATTCTTTGCGAAATTTTTCATCTCTCTCTCATTAGCTTTTATTGAACTCTCGAGATTGACTATTTCTCTCTTTTTTCTCGCTATTTCACTATAATTTTCTCCTACTTGCTGTCCAACACGAGCATTAATAATACCTTTTCCTTCTGCTGATGCCTCTAGATATTGTTTACCATTTATTTCTCCTTGAAGCTTCTTGTTTTTTTCTTCTAATTCTTCAATATTCAAAACTAATGGACCTATTTCACCTATCATTCGTTCTATCTCACGTGAAATATCTTCTTGTACTTCTTCTACATCTATACTACCTGGGTCGTAAGATTGTTGACGTGAAGATGCCATTCTGGATGCCATGGACAATGCACCAGGACCGCGGTTTCTCCTTTGTTGTCGTGAAAATGGTGCTGATGCTGATGCGAAAGGATTTAATGCTCTAGCAGCTATACTACTCTTTCTAGCATCACCATAACCAGGAACCCTACGCACCGCACTACCAATTGGAAGTCCATCTGCATTTATCCCTTTGTATAATCGACTAGGTCCATGTGTTCCTCCTCCTCTACGTGTTTTATTTCTAATATTTCTTCTTCTTCGGTTTATACGTTGTGTTTTATTACGTCTACTACGTTTTGTTTGTGTTTTATTATATTTTTTATTATTATTATTTTTACGTGCACGTTTTTTTATAGAAACGTTTTTCATTTTCTTATATATAATTAACTGATATAATTTTTTGTTTTAATTATATATATATTTAGTGTTTACGCGTTCGTTTGCCTCTGCCTCTGCCCTTACCTTTTGAGCTACGCTTCGACTTCGTTCCTCTTCTCCGACGACGGCGACGGCCTCCGCCCTCCATTTGTTGGTCTTGGCCTTCTGGTGCTGGTCCTTGGTCTTGTTCTTCTTGCATAGGTTCTGGCGCTGGCGCAGGAGCGGAC